GTCGTAGATACCATTGTCTTGGGCAGCGGTCTGATTCTTCACCAGTACGCGATCACCAGCGACCAGCGCAACACCGTCAATGGTCTGTGTGCCTGACAGCGTAATGTTGGCCGTTGTCGCCGCACGAACAGATTTTTTGACCCATGCGTCCGGCATGTTCAGCAAACCGTTTGCAGGGATGAACGCCGAAGTCTGGGTGGTCGCATCTGGAAACTTGATGCCGCCTGTGGTGGACTCGACAACACCGTCAGCTTTGATGGCTTGCTTGACGTACAGGTTTGTACCGTTAAGCTGCATCTTGTATGCAGACTTGGCTTGTGTAAAGCCACCAACGTACCACTGGAACGCATTTTCAGTTCCAGTCGAGTCTGTACCGAACACGAAATTACCGGTCTTGCCAGAACCCGACAATGCCGACATGAGGAGGTACCCCTCGTTCGGGCCGGAAATGGTGTACACCGCGTCCGCGTACCCAGAGCTGTTTATGCCAAAGTCCGCCCAGCCTGAAGAATCTGTACCGTTATTGGGGTACACAACCATGTCGGCAGAAGCACTTGTTCCTGCGTTGTCGTTGTGCGCATAAACCTCAACGTAGTTATTCGCATCACCGTTTGCCGAAATCAGCGGGTTGGTAACCCCGCCAATCGCAGTGCCGAGCCCAACAGTGACGGTTCCATTGAAGTCCCAGTTTCCATTGTTCAGTGCTTCCCCGAGCAACGTGCCACCAACACCACCGTTATAAAACTTGATGCCATCAGAAGCTCCTACGCTGATTCGCCCAAAACCAGAGGTGTAGTCAACCACCACACCATCAGAAAAGGTTCCAGTGAACAGGTCGGTAAAGTACCCCGTACCGGCTGCAATCGCCTTGCTGGATGGGTAAACCACAAACACCTTGGCACCTGCAGCCACACTGATAGCCGCGCCAGCGGCAGACGATGACAGCACCGTGTCCCGGCTCAGTGTTGTGCCAGATGATGTGTAAGTCCCAACACCGACTTCCCAGTCGGTACCACTGGTGATAGCGTAGTAGGTGTTGTTACCGTTCCCGATGGCGGTAAAACTTTGGTAGCCAGCAACAGCACCGGCTAGAGTAAGAGTACCCGTGCCGGTTGTGTTTGTGGTTTCCTGAACGCGATCAGCTAGGACGAGCGCCATTGGGCCTACCTATTAAGTTGCTTGGAACACGCCGTTTGTCGGGTCCAGAGTCACGGTAACAGTTTCGCCAGCGGCAACTGTTTGAGAAGAACCGTAGTCCCAGTATGCCACGTTGGTGCTGGTTGTGGAGTCTACCAGAACAGCGTACTGGAAAGTGAATCCCGTAGTTGCAGTCCAGACGGCGGGAGAGGCCAGAACCAACTTGTACGTACCGCCAGTCTGAGCCGAGGAAGTGATGGTGCAAGAATTGCCGCCAGTGGTGTAACCGCCGCCATTGGTTGTCTCGGTAATCGTACCAGCAGCCGCACTGACCACTGTAGCCAGCTTGACTACCCATGTGTCAGTGCCGCAGTTAGCACCCTCAAACAGGACTTCGATAGCTGGTTGAAACTTGTTGTAGGTTGCCATAATGGTTCCTTAATTGGATGACCGGAGAAGCGCACTCGTCGCTGTGTTTGCCGGAAGGGTTACAGTAAAAGTCGTGGTCGATGTCTTATCGGCCCCAAAATCCAACACAGCGACAGACTTGTTACCTTTGCTGGAATTGTAGATGAGCGCGTATCGTGCGGTCAACGCGCCCGACCACGACGGATTGTCGAAAGACGAGAACACGACGTACCCCTCTGCACCAATCGTCACACCCGTGATGACCTGCCCACCGGCCGTATAGCCAGAGCCCGTGACCTCATTCGTGGCACTGTACACCGTCGTGGTCGCATCCAGCACCGCATTGCCGTTGTACAGGGCGATCTTCAGCGTGTCGGTCAGCAGGTTGTGCACAGCCTGCCAGCACTCTGCCTTGAACGATGTGGTTTGGGTTTGTACGCTCATCAGGTCACCGCTTGTCTGTATTGGCCATTACGGTACGCATCACCGCGCTCCATACCATCACCCAAACGTTTGGCCATCTGCAGTGCTTCCTTGTACTTGGTGTCGTACAACTGCATCATGTCGGCTTCGCCCTTCATAAAGGTGTAAGCCTCAACCAGCGTACCGTACAGCAGCACGGAGTCAAAGTTGTCACCAAGCCATGTGTTTTGCGCTGTGACGATGCTCGTGGGGTAGTAGAAGTAGTGCAACTCGGCAGCATACGACACGGCAGGAGTTGGCCCCAGAATGAACGTCAGTTCTTTCTCAAGGTCTGAGCGTGGGCCGAACAGCGCGTAGTACTTCGGGATGCCTGTGCTCGAAGGTGTTGGGTACGCTTCACGGATGAAGTTGACATCCTTGTTCAGCAGGTAGATGTACGCGCCCGTGGACGGATCGACAACAGCCAACGAGTACGTAGCCAAGAAGTCCAGAGGACACTGCAGGTACTTGTTGCTCGGTGTGCATGAACCAATGACGTTTTTTCGCAACGCCGGGAACTGCACCGTGTTATAGATGCGCTGCTCCGCCTGCTGAATGAAGTTGTTCATGTCAACAGTGTTGAACACATTCTCGGTGTAATCCGAGACGGCAGTTACGAGTTCCGTGTAGTTCATGTGCGCCTCACGCCATAGGACCGCGTGCCATCACACCTTTGGTAGCTGCGCCGGTACCGCGAACCTTAATGCCAGAAGTTTTTGGTTCAGCGTATGCACGGCTAGAAATGCTACCAATAGACACGCTTAGGTCATTAGTAGTAAGACGGTTACCACCGCCATACCCATTCTCTTCTAGCGTAACCTTGCCACCAGTCATTGTGTGGGGCTGAGCATACGCAGACGCTGGTTTGTTGTTCTTCATGGTAGCCATGATTACTCCTTCTTCTCTTCAGGTTTAGGTTCCACGCGCTTACCCTCTACGTACGTACCGTCTTTTTTAGTGACAGTGATCGTTGCTGGCATACCCATAAAACCAAAAAAGGTCCCGATAGGCTTTTGCTGCGTCCCGGTAGACATTACTTGCTCCGCTTTTGGTTCGCTACTTTAGCTAAACCGCGACCAAGTTTGAGCATGTCTTCGTTTGTTTTACCACCACCAGAGCTAGGTTTCTGACTCTGTACGGGTACAGTTTTATCTTTGGTTGCCATAATTTACTCCTACGTTACTGATACAGACACAGTACCAACACTCGTTGTCGATACCAAATAATTTGGCGTTAGAACCATATCGAACAGTCTAGAGCCACCTACCGGATTCCAGCCCCATTGTATATCTCTAGAGCCTCCAGAAGGGTAGCCTGAACTACTTGTACCAGACGTTACGTACGTTTGGTCATGCCTTGGGTTGCGCACTGCTTGCGGATCGTCAACAGGGAACATACCCAACTGAAGCTGTGGATGATCTGGGTCCCAACATTCAGGGCACACCAGAAGGTTGAACGTCTTCAGCTTGATGACTTCTTTCCTCAGTTGCGTCAACTTGTACCGCTGTCCACAACGGTCACATTCCGCAATACTGTTCTTGCCAGAAGCAAACCTATTGCCCATGGATCACCTGATAAACATTTGGCGGGGTACAAATCGTACCGCCGCTTTTTCACGATCTTCTTCTGAAGCAATAGCCCATGCTTCATCGTACTGTGCTTTAAGTACAGGTAGGCGCTCGGCACCGGAAGGTACCTTCATGGCCAAATAGTAGGCGAGCCCTGCGACCATGGCTGGAATAAACCGGAACGGCACATCCATAGTGTTCGAACCATCACCAGCGTTCTGCAGTCGGCGTAACCGCCAGTACACTAGCTGGTAGGTCTGCACATTATCAGGAACAGGCCACACAGTGACCCTTGGAGTTTCTTGCCTACGCTCAATCAGAATCTGAATCGGACGAGCTTGCTGAAGTTTGTTTGGGATCGTAGCGTATGTGGATACACTGATACGAGTAATAGTTAGATCAGCCTGCGTAGAAGCATTACCAGCGCCCGTGCGAATGACGTGCTCTAGCAAATCAACTGTATCTGAGGGTAGGTCGTATGTCGCGGTACCGTACACAAGTGGTATCGTCCCCTGCTCAAATGTCCACATGTTCAGGCCGCGATTGGCCCAATCTGCGAACAGTAGGTTCAACGATCGACGAGCGGTCCTAAGATCATAGCCAGAACGAAGCTCGGAGCCGCAGCGCTCGAACGCCTCTTCTACGATCTCACTGAGATCGAGGTTGAATGTTGCGGTTCCTGAGGTGCTCATTTTTTGGTTCTTTCTTCCATCATCTTGATACGCACTTGCAGATCATGGATGTCGCGGTAAATCTCTTCCTTGAGCACGTGCCTGCGTTCCGCCGAAATCGGGCTGTCCGTAGGTACACCGGTGGAAGTGATGAGGGCAGGCATGGATCCTTCAATCTTGGTCAGACGTGTATTAAAAGACGTGACTTCGCCCAACAGCCACGCCAAGGACGCGACCACGATTGGGATAATGGCTTTCAGTACGTCTGACCAATTCATTTCTTGAAACCCTTCAGCGTCTGTGCCAGCCGTGCACGTTGGCCCATTTTACCGGGCTTACTAGCAGCAGCAGCTAACTTTTTAGCTGGGATAGGTTTACCTTCCTTAGCGCCTAGTGCAGAACGCAGGGCACCGGGCTTCTTAATAGCGCCAGCAATCCAGTTCACTTTACCGCCTTCAGCATACTGAGTAAAGTCAGTATTATCCCTACGGGCAGTTTGCTTGCCTTTGGGCATCTTAGAAGGGGCTATTGCACCCATACCGCGACTTGACATCATTTGTAGCTCCTAGCAGTTCCACGCTTTAAGCGATTTATTGATGCGACTGTTCGGGTCTTTTGCGGTCTTCTCGGAAGTCAGCTTCTTCTTCATACCTTCCATCCGAGCACAAAAAGAGTCCCGGCGCTTACCGCCTTCAGGTTGTGGAGCCTTCAGGTTCATCCCCTGCTTTTTGGCAGAGGCACGCCCCTTGGCGTTCAAGCCACCTTCGGGGTTCTTACCTTCCTTGCGTTGCCAAGCAGGGGATTTTGCGGTCATACAATCTTCGCAGCCCTTGCGCCTCGTGCTTGACCCCAGCCTTTGACCGCGCCACCTTTTTTGAAGCTGTCCATGTTCTTAGGTCCAGACATCCACGCCATAGGGTTAGTCACCTTGTCTCTTTTCCCTGCGGCTTTAGCAGCTTTTGCAGCAACTTCAGCGGCTTTCACGTCCTTAATTTCCTTTACTGCTCTAGCAGCTTGCGCAGCTTTAGCTAACGATCCGGCAGCTGGCGCAGCTTTTAGACCCAAGCGAGCAGGACCCGCCATATTAGCAGCGGCCTCAATGTTGCGGCTGAGATTGCTGCTATCCACGCGCTCACCGCCTTCAGGACCACTACGGTTTTGGCCGGGGATACGTGCACTAGCGTCCTCACCCATAGCCATATCAGACTTACGAACGGCTGCATTGCTCGAAATACCGGAAGGAGTGGGAGAACCGCCACGGGGTTTCAAACCTAACTGCCTGTTCATGTATTCACGAAGACTCAGACCAGACTTGGCCAACGCTTCTTTGGTGACTACAGGTGCTTTCTTTGTTTCAGCCACGGGCATTTCCCGTGACGCTAAGTCGTCCATTGCCTGCTCACTTGGCAAATACTCAGTGGTTTCGCCCCCGTCAGCATACCGTTTCATCTTGCGAGTAGCCATGATTGCTCCTTAGACAAATTTACCACGGGTCTTACCCCGTTGAGCAATGCCGTTAGCAGATGCTCGGAATGAAGTTGAACCGCCCTTGGCCATTTTCTTCGGTGCCGAAGCGGGGGCAGCGGGTGTGGTTGACGCTTTGTTGTATGCGGCTTCAGCTTTAGCACGTGCTTTCGCATCTGCTACATCAGAAGGAGACACGTCCTTCATGTCTTGCGCCGGGCCAAAATCAGGTTTAGCAGCCATTAGCACTTCCCGCCTTTCTTCATGACGATCATTTTGCCCTTGGTCTTGCCACGGGACTCGACGCCGCCGCCACGGGCCATTTTCTTCATCTCTGACTTCTCACCCTTAGCGTACTGCTGGGGGGTAATCTTGCCGGATTTGATGGCTTTAGCTTCCTTCAGTTCTTCACTGTAAGTCTCTTTACCTTTGAACAAATTAGACGGTTTCGTAGCCATAGTAGAGCCACCTTTCTTGAATAGTTCTTTCGCACCTTGGTTTGTCTTTGGGTTATTCATTGTCTGCAAGTCAGCCCTAGAGCCAGACTTAGACAATTTCAACCCCTTGTCCGCCGCTGTGAAATCCTTACCCACAGATTGCGGAACCCCTGCCTTCTTAGCAAATGCAGGGTTATTAGCCACTGCAGCCATGAAGTTATGTTGCTTCTGGCTCGTACTTGGCATACTAATCCTTACGTACAAAAATCCGCTGCACCGTAGTGGTTTCCCAGATACGGATTCCAGTCCAGACAATTGTGAATAGTGCGGCAATCGCTGGGAGTATGTTGGCCAAGGTACCGAGTACGGTTACGACTGATGCCGCGTCAATCAGATGTTTCATAGACTCATCCATGTGTGCAAACGGGTCTTTCATGATAAATATATATCCTGAATTTTGGTAGCCAAGTTTATGTCAACTGTAGCATACGTGGAATATAAACGAAAGTGCACGGGTTTCACAGTGTCTCCGTGACTTGCTGCAAGCCTTCAGCAGTCAGTGCCGCTTGCCAGTCTTGCCCAAAGTAAACCTTCTTGGACCATGCTTGGTCATTCACAATATCGTTTAGCTCAACGTCAGCAAATGGGCCGGATGACAGCCAGTGCGTTGCTTGTGTACCGTCAGCAGATGCTCCACTGTTGAAGTAATTGGGATAGCCAGTTTGTGCGTCTACTTTGTCTGCGTCTTCAATGATGACTGTTGCGAAGGTGTAGTTCATTTTAAAAAGCCTTTGTTTTACCGTTAACGTAAGTCTCACCGCTTGTGATCTGCGCATCAGAGCTTTGGGCACCACGGACGATCAGGCTGTAGAGGTTGCCGTTGTAGAACAGGGATGTACCGCCACGAGCGCCAATGTAGATGGGGTAGTTGCCGTAGTTTCCTGTGCCTTGCGAACCTGTATTTATAGACCCAGAAACGCCGTTGACTCGCTCATATACTGCTGGCGAAGTTATGTTCCCAACCCCAGTTAGAACACTTGTGTTGGGTGAAGCTAGTAACGGTGATGACACTCCCTGTTCTGAAGTGCCTTTGCTATACCAAGTATACGCTTGGGTAGGGTATATATAAAGTGAAAACACACCGTTATTAGTTTGTTTGGTTGCGCTCAGTTCTGCAATCATCCCAATAGCAGCATCGCTCAACTTCCTAACCCCCGCAAACACCGTCATCTTGTCCGTAGCAGTGAAGTCAATGCTGTTGGTAGCCATAGCACTGCTGGTGCCGTTGAAGGCGAGGTACGTGGGGAAGCCTACTGTGCCGTAATCAGTGCTTGTGTTGACGCGCTGGTAGGTGGGAAGATTTGTACCTGTGTTGGCTACTCGTAGGTCTGCTTTTCTAAGATTAACACCCTTTGTAATATCTCCAGCATAACTACGAGTTGTGGCATCCAGCATAGCGCCAAAATATACCTGTATGGTTGTGGTGTCCGCCTTACCTGTAGCCGTCAGGCTGCAAGAAACATATCCATCTGCTAACAGGGTGCAAGAACCAGACACAGAAGTAAGCCCTGCGACAAGGGTTGATAAAGTGAATGTTCCGTTAATAAGATCAAAGAATCCGGCAGAAGCTGCTACAACACCATTGGTATTTAACTGGACAGAGGCAAAGTTTCGTCCCCTTGGAGAAAACTCAACCCTTGCTGTAACTGCTGTATTTGGAAGTACAGAAACCGCTAGTGCATATACCGCATGGGTTTGTGTCGTTGCCGTTTCTAATATGTATCCACTAGTAGCAGTTACTTCTGTACCTTTCACCCAAGCCGCACCCCCAAAATCCTCAGTCATCGTCAGCAGGTTCACCCTTGCACTTACTACTGGCCTATTCCCTGCCGTGGCCTGTGTCGCGTGGTTGCCGGGGAGTTCTTTGACGGAATAGTTGCTTATTGACCCACCGACACGGTAGTGGTGCCAGTAGTAGCAGCAACCACTTGGTCGATGACGATGTTGATGATCTGGCTGCCTGCAGGAAGAATCATCGCGGCGACGTCGTAGTTACCCGTGGTAACGCCGGTCAAATCACCAGAATCGTACGACTGGGTGAGCACAACAAGACCTGTGTTACGGGCAGCGCCTTCGCGCACTGTGCCAGAACGAAGTGGGCCGGAAAAAGTAGAGAAAGACATGTGACACTCCTACATTAAGGTGCTGCAATCTCGTAGGGAAGTCTGCCGGGACAGTTTGCAACACCGGAAAACCCGGATGGACACACTATAGCATACGCAAATAAAAAAGGCCACCCTTTTTACGAGGTGGCCTTTTCAAGTAAGCGGCGAGGAACCCCCCACCCTAACCCACTTTAGGACGAACCGGGCGAACCGTAAACGCCAAGCGGATCAGACCAACCAAACGAATAACGCTCGCGGGATTTGTAACGGACGTTGCCGGTATCAAAATCCCCGTCCATTGAGTTAGCCAAAGGCGAACGAACGAAGTGCTTCAGACCATTCGGCACGTCGGTGGTGAGGTACCAGCCGTTAGCGTCGGTCAAGAAGTGGTTGATCGTGTAACCTTCTGGGATCGAACCGTTGTTCTTCAAAGCATTGATATCGTTGTCAGCAGTACCAACACGGAGGTTGGTTTCCAACAGACGAGTAGCAACGAATTGCAGAGCCGGTGGGACGATCAGCTTTTTGGGCTTAGCGGCGATCAGCAGACCACGCTCATCAGTCCAAGCAGCGATCTGGATAACGGCGGCTTCCAAGGAAGTCTCGTTCAGATCGACACCAGTGGTGGGGCGGTTGCTGTTAGTACCACCAGACACCAGCGGGTGATCGGTAGCGAACAGAGCCTTACCATCACCGCCAGCATAGCTAGCGCTGAAACCGTTGTTGATAACGGCAGCAGCCTTGACCTGCTTGGTGTAAGCCATAGCACGAGCCAGACCTTTGGTGTAACGAGCAGACAGCGAGTCGTACAGGTTATCTTCCACAGCTTCTTCAGTGATGGAGAAGCCAAGGGCGATGGTTTCGTGGTTGTAACGAGTGGTCCATGCTTCTTGTGCATTGTCATAAGCGATGGCTTGGCCTTCGTTCTTAACAGGTGCGGCAGAGAAGCCAGACAGTTTCGTTTCTTCCTCAAAAGAACGCTCAGAAGTCTCGGTTTCGTAGATTTCTTTGTGTTCTTCGCCGTAACGGGCATATTCCAGACCGAACAATGCGTTCAAGCCGGGGAGGAGTTCTTTCAGTAGTTGTGCACGAGAGATTGCCATGATTGATTACTCCTTACAGGCCAACAGCGTTGGTATAACTGTGATAGCCGGGGTTGAACTTGACCAGAATGTCGGTGTAAGCATCGCCCACAGTCGAGAAACCAACCATATCAACAAAGCCAACACAACGGAATGCGGCGGTAGTCTGCACCGAGCTTGCGCCTGCGACAACAGCCGTAGTCGAGTTACCAGTAGTGGTAGAACCAGTAGAGGTAGACTGAACAGCCGACAAGAAGAAGTTAGCGCCCAACTCAGTAGCGGCAACCGTACCAGCAGCTTGCACTTGGAACACTGCGCGGTCGTCATCACAGACGATACCAACAGCATCCGAAGCAACCGTG